CTATCTACGTGAAAGGTCATTGGTAAACCATCGCCACCATAATCTGAAGTAACAGGTCTTTGATATGGTGTGCCGTATATTCTATAAGGTTTAACATTTATATTAAATAATGGAAATGCTGCTTGTTCACATAATATTGATATTCTTTGTGGTGGAATAGTAGCAGTTCCAATTCTTTCGCCTCCTACTATTCCTCCATTAAATCCTAATTGTTGACTGCGTCTATTTAAGATAGCTGGTCTAGGAATTATAACTTCAAATCTATTTGGACGAGCTAATCCTCTACCAAGTACTTCTGATTGAAAGTTACTTAATTGAAATTGTGAAAATGCTCCTATACTCATTACCTTATCCTAGATTTTTTAATTGTATCTCTTATTGCTTTTTCCATTGTTGCTTTTCTAAACTTTTGTACAGGTAGCTGTGATGCTACTTTCCAATCGTTAAACGGTATTGTTAATAATCTTGATCTCATTTGTTGATTACTGTATTGTCTTATAGCAGGCTTAACAAATCTAAAAACTCTGCTTGTTTCCATCAACCTATAATTTAATCTTATTCTTGTTTTTTCAGGTATATTTTTATTTGTTGCATATTTTTCAAATTCCTTTAATATATTTAATCTAATCATGTAAGGTAGATAGTGAAAATTTACACCAAAAAAACCAGTATTTACTCTTCTGAATGGAATAACGAGTGGATACATATCATAGTAGGGAAGATCTTTATCTTTTGGATCGTATTTAAATAAGTACATATAACCAGGTATAACTCTTGTAGTTAATTTGCCTGATTGTATCATTTTTTGAGTGTTAATAGTATTCAATCCCAATTGTCTAATTTGACCTTGATACCAACTCACAGGTTTTATTTCACTTTTAGTGGCTTCTTGTATTTGTCCTATTTTTTCTAATATATCAACCATATTGTTCTATACCCAAATCCTTTTCTGTGAGCACTAAAAATTCCCAACCTCTATCTAAACAGTATTCGTTAGCTTGTTTCCATTTAGCTTGGTTGGTTCCATAATTAAATACTTCCTGTATAAACCTTTTAGTTTTTTTCTTTGGAATAACTGGAGGCTTAGTAAACTTTTCGGGTTTTATTTCAACAAGAAATTTGTTAATTTTATTATTATTATTTCTTATTTTAATGTAAAAATCAACAAAATATCTATGTAATTTACTATCAACAGGAGATCGATACGGAATTATAGTAGTCTCTGATCCCCACTCAAGTACATTCTTATTATGATCACACCACCTCATAAATTTTAATTCCCAAGAAGACCTGTATACAACTTCTTGTAAATCACCTTTGTACTTTTTAGGGTTAGCTACTTTGTATCTACCTTTATAAGTTTCTTTATATACCATAAATAATATAAATTAAATAACTATTTATAAAGGATCCATAAATGGCAACTGTTATGGGTGGTAGCGGAATTAATGAAAAATTAAACTTTGGAGGGTCAAGTTTAATTGATAATCCTGGTGACAACAGTGAATCTTTACAAAGTTTAAATAATAATGGAGATGATGTACAATTAGAGCCAATAACTGTGAGGGCCGCTAATTACAATTTTACTGAAGCAGCTTATCCAGACGGTATTGGTTCAGATATGGATAAGCAACACTATATTCGTTTTTTTATAAACATGAGAGGTAAAAGTAAATTTTTACAAGGATCAAAGTCTAAGATAAGAGAAGATCTAAAAAGTAGTATAGTGCCTGGTGAATTAACACCAAGACAGACTCAACTTGAAGCTGCAAAATCTGAAGAAGCAGGAAAAATAGCAGGAGCAGGTAAAGTGGGTGCCATTACATTTGCTGCTATTGGTTTAGCAAATAGATCTGGTTTAGGCGCATTGCTAGGAGGTACTGGAGGAGCTGTTGGAGGAGGATTATTAAGTGAACAAGCAACCAAAGAACTTGGTGACGTTTTTGATGATATTAAAGAAGACATACCCAGAAGAATATCTGATGTTGTTACATTACATATACAAGATAGACCAGCAGTAAACTATTCTACACAATATACAGATGATGCAGTAGGAATTTTAGGAGGTTTATTAGGAACAACAGATGTTTCACAATTAAATAATTTAGAAAGTATTACAGAACTTGCAAAACAAGTTGGTGCGCCAGCTGCCTTGCAACTACTTAATACAGTTGGAGGTTTAGGTGGATCTTTTGGTGGTACGCTTAATACAAGAAGATTATTAGAAAGTGGTATAAAAAATACAACAAATCCATTTAGAGAACAATTTTTTGAAAGAGTAGATTTCAGAACATTTAATTTTAGACATACTTTTATGCCAAAAAATCAAAATGAAGTTGCTAGTGTAAAAAATATAATAGAATTATTTAAGTTTCATATGCATCCAGAATTAGTTGGCGAAAAAAACTTAATGTTTTTATATCCTTCTGAATTTGATATTAAGTACTATTACAGAACAAAAGAAAATCCATTTTTTAATAAAATATCAACTTGTGTTTTGGAAGATATGAATGTAGAATATGGAGGTGATATATTTGCTACATTTGAAAATGGCGAACCAGTAGAAGTAAATATGACATTAAGATTTAAAGAAATTGAACTTCTTACTAAAGAAAACATTACTTCAAAAGGTTACTAATGTTTAAATATTTTCAAACTTTACCGTTAACTCTTTATTCGTTAGATGAATTTAAAACAAATAAAATTATACCTAATATTTTTATACGTACAAAGTTTTTATCTAATGTAGTTACTAATGGTTCATTATTTGATACCTATTACATAAAGGACGGGGAAACACCAGAATCAACTGCTAATAAATTTTATGGTGATACAGGTTTACATTGGATAATACTTCAATCAAATGATATACTTGACCCAAGATTTGGATGGCCTCTTGATCAGTTTAATTTAAAAAAGTTTACTGAAGGAAAGTACACAAATATTAATGCTCCTCACCACTATGAAAATAGTACTGGCAATATTGTGAGCGCAACAATAGTTTTAAATGCTGACACAATTGATGCAACTAAAAACTTTGAAGGTGTATCAAATAACACTACTTTAATTAATAACACTAATGTGGGTGTTGGCGTTATAACTTCAAAAGCAGCAAATAATAAGACTTTAACTGTTTTAACTAGTGTTGGTAATGGTGGTTTTATTGCAGGAGATCAATTATTATCATCTAATTCATCAGCAAACCCAGTAATAACTTCAATTGATATTTTATCTGGTATATCAGTAACTAATTTAACATTTGAAGATAATGAAAACGAATCGAGAAGATTAATTAAAATTTTAAATAGATCATTAATTCCTGAAGTAGTCAGTGAATTTGAACAGATAGTAAATAAATGACACAACAAACAACTGTACCTTTTCAAACTGCTGGTTCTGTTGAATTTAAAGAGCTTGTATTAATTAACAATAGACTCAAATGTATTGATGTATTAGACTATATGTCAGAAATTACTATACAAGAAGATATTTTTAGTCCAGTTATGCATGGTAAAATGTTATTTGTGGATAGTAGAAATTTAATTAAAGAGTTTGATTTAATTGGTGAAGAATATTTGTATGTAAAAATTAATACACCAACATCAGATTCTTCAATTGAAAAACTTTTTAGAATTTATTCAATTACAGATAGACAACTAATAAATGATAAAGCTACACAAACATATATAGCCCATTTTGTTTCAGCTGAATCAATTCAAAATACTATTAATCCTTTATTTAAAACATTTGAGGGAACTGCTAGTGATATAGTTTCAAATATATTTAATGAATTTTTAAAAATAAGTAGAGCACCAGTAAAAAACAATAATAGTTATGAATTTGTTGATAATGGATCAGAATTTTTTGTAACTACAACTGAAAATAATATTAAGTTTGTTAGTCCAGGATGGACACCATTTAAATGTATAAATTGGTGTGCGTCAAAATCTATGCCTAAAGAAGGTAAGGCATGTAATTTTTTATTTTTTGAAACAAACAAAGCATTTATGTTTACTAATTTAGAATTGTTGTTTAATATTAATAATAATAATAAAAATTCTAGTATTGGTACTTACAGATATAATATAAACAATTTAGAACAAAATAAAAATAATAATATAAAAGTATTTAATATTAACGATCTGGCAATTAAAAAGAATTTTAATCATTTAGACAATTATACTAATGGTTATTTTGCAAATAGATTAATGTCATTAGACATAGTAAATAAAACAGTAACAAATACTGATTATATTACTACAGAAAAATATGATGATTATGTGCACACTGAAGGTAATAATACTCTTCCATTTTTTAAACCAAATACAGTATTATCGACATTAAGTGATATTAAATTTAATCCTATTCATCCAGGATTGCATGATATAGAACAAAATGTGAACGAAAGAATGCCTCAAATATATGGTAATAGAAAAACAAATTTATTAGAATTAGATCAATTAAAGTTAGAAGTATTTGTACCTGGAAGAACAGACATTGAAGTTGGCAGAATGTTAAAATTAATTTATCCTGATGTATCACCAAAAGGTATGAATGACATTTCAAGTGAAAATGAAGATATTAGATACACAGGTAACTATTTAATAACAGCTATAAATCATAAAATTAATCAACAAAGTCACATGATGAGTATGGAAATAGTAAAAGATGGAATGAGATCTACAACTCTTGAAAGAACTGGTAATTCTAATGGATAAAATATTTAACAGAGATGGGTTTCAGTGGTTTATTGGAGTTGTAGAAGATAGAGATGACCCTGAAAAAATAGGTAGATGCAAAGTAAGAATATACGGTCATCACTCAATAAACAAAGATACACAACCCACACATGATCTTCCTTGGTCTGTACCAATTCAACCAATTACATCTGCTGCAATAAGTGGTATTGGAAGTTCACCAATTGGTCCGTTGCCTGGAACATGGGTAGTAGGATTTTATCTTGATGGTTTAGATATGCAACAACCTGCATTCTTTGGAACTATAGGATCAAGTTCAGCTCCAACTGTGTTTGAAGAAACGCCTGTTAAAGCAGCTTTTGTATTAAAAGACAATGACGACACAAAAAAAGATCAATCTGGTCAAACTATTACTAAAGAAAACAAATTGTCAGATGGCACTAAAGCTATACCAAGTTTAAAAGCTGACTCATTTCCAATTAAAGTTGGGTTCGTACAGAATCCTAATAATCCAGAACCTCCTGAAAAGCCATCTACATTACCTCCTGTTATTAAGAAATCATATACTCCTCCTAATGCTAAAGCATCAGGTGTAGAATTTTCACTTAATTCATTTGGAGGTACAGGTGCAACATCTGCTGATGTAGCAATTACTTCAAATAAAGTCTTTGAGCCTGGAGGAACTGAACCATTAAATGGAACATTTGGTTTTAGATATGGTATATTTAAATTAGCTTCGTTTATGCCACAAATTACAGAAGATGGCACTAGAAGGCCTTCTGCAAAAACATCTCCTGTATTTTCATTTATGACATCAGAGTTTGGCCAACCATACAAAGGTTTGTTTAAAGATGAAATAGGTTCTGATGCGTTTAATGCTACATGGAGAAATAATGGTTTTAAAATTGCTGATAGTGGTCTTAAAAGTGACGCAAAAGACAGATTAAAATTTGCTAAGTCTCAATTTGCTTACATAAGGAAAACTTATACGAGTGCAGTAAGAGCTCAGGTCGTAAGAATGGGTGGTCCTATTATTAATAAACAATTTGGTGGGAAAGGCAAAGAAGGTGGTTTTGCATCAATGCATTTGTTCAGTTTAATGTTAAATAATGCATTAGATTTAGGTATTGTTGGATCAGCTGAAGTTATAGTTAAAGCATGTGAAGGAAAATCTAATTTATCTAAAGCAGATATAGTTGAATTAGTTACTGAATATATTATACAAAATTCAGATGAAATTTTAAGCAAACTTCCGCAAGAGGAAAAAGATACAATTAAAGTAGATCAATTAAATCAAAGAGAAGAACTTAAAAAAGTTGAAATACCACCAGCCACTCCAACTTCACCATTTGGAGACTTTGGTTCTGGTTCTCAATTTGGAGTTGATATGTCAGGTACACCAGATGAAAAATTAGTATACGAAGGAAATGACCCAATTGTATATGACAGAATAAATAGTGAAAGAATAAGAAGAGGGTTGCCTGCATTTACAAGACCAAGACCTACTGGTGAAGGTAATAAAGAAGTAAGAACTGATTATAACGAGAGTGTTTCAGGTGGCTTTGGACAAGGCGTAGTTAGTAGAAAATAATAAAGGAATTAAATGTCAAGTGTATTTGAAGACCTGGCTGCAGAGAATCAAACATCATCAACACAGCCCACATCATCATTCAAAGTAAATCAACTAAAAGATCAAATAGTTGCTAAGGCTCAGGGTTTACCTGAATATACTAATTTGCCACCTCAAGCTAGAGGAATATTAAATGAAGCATTGGCTGGTAGTGCAACTAAATTAGGAGGTAATTTTGTAAATGATTTAGATGTAACTGCTGCGGGTGTTTTGAATAAAGTGCCTCTTGATGTTATTGGTATTAATAATCCAATGGATTTAATTAATGGAAATTTAGATCCAAATGGTTTAAAAAATTTATTAAATGCAGATTTAGATATTGGATCTTTAGCAGGAAAGTTTAAAGGCGTTTTAACTAATGAAGTAATAAATGAGTTTAATAACAAACTGCCTCCTATTTTGAGAGGTAGAATAGATATTAATCAACTTGCCAATGCACTGACAGGAGGTATATCTGCTGGTGTTGATTTAGGTTTAGATAAAAACTTAGGACAATTTTCTGTTAATACTTTGGCAGGGAAAATACCTGATTTACCTACTGTACCAAGATTAGGAAATTTGCCAAGCGGTTTTCCAAGTCTACCAGCCTTTGATCTTGCTGCTTTGAAATCAAAAGTTGATGCACTTAAAGATAGACCTTCACTTGCTTCAATCGGCAAAGATTTTGATTCATCTATAAAAAATGCTGCCTTCGCAAGATCTCAAAAATTTGATTTTAAAAATATTGAAAATAAAGTCAAAGCAAGAACTAAAACTGAAGGATTTATTGATCCTACAGCCACATTACCAAATAAAGAATATCAAGGAAGGTCTGAAACAAATAAATTAGCAACTAATGATGTGGCAGACACCATTGTACAAATAAAAGATAGCGAAAGATACATAGGTAATAAACTTCCTGATGGAGATTTTTTTGATCAACCCGAAATACCTTATAATGCAGAATATCCATATAATAGAGTAATTCAATCTGAATCTGGACATATTATTGAAATTGATGATACACCAGAAAGCGAAAGAATACACATATATCATAAAAATGGTACTTTTATTGAATTGGATCAGTCTGGGTCGGTTGTATCAAAAACAAAAGGTAGTCAATATAGATTTGTAGACAAGAATGATCATTTATCTGTAGGTGGACAAGCTAGGATATCAATTAGTGGCGAAATAAAAGTATATTGTGCTTCTAATGTAACTATGGAAGTTGATGGAGATGTAAATTTAAAATGTTTTAATGATATTACTGCTCAAGCAGCTGGTAAAATAGATTTAGCTGCCAGAGAAGAAATAAACCTTCACAGTGCAAATATTAATATTGAAGCTGAAGATTATATCAATCAAAAAGCTGGTGGAAATATTTACATAGGTGCAGTAAATAGTATTAATAATGATTGCACAAATGGTAATATATTTGTATCAGCAAAAGATAGTATAACAAATAAATGTAATAGTTCAATGTTTTTGCATACATTAAAAGATATGCATATTAATGCAGATGAAAATTTTAATTTATTAGCATCTAACGATATGAGTGTTATAGCAACAAATAATTTAATGTCTTCTGCAACAATTATTAATAATTCATCAACTGATATGTTTAATGATGCAATAACTATAAAAAATGAAGCTACTAACATTAATTCCAATGCTAAAACTGTTATGAATTTGTATGTTCAAAGTGGATCTTTAAATGCTAAAGCAAGTTCAATTCAACTTAATAATCCATCCCCTGTAATTCCAACTGGTTTTGTTTCACCACAAATTAACATAGCTTCTGTTGGAAGATATGCCAATGTAGTTAATAAAGCAAATATAGGATTACTTAGTGACAGAAAGAGTGTTATAGTATCAGAAATTTTTAACCCAGTTTATACAAATTACAAAGATAAAATTGGTTATGATACTGAAGATTCTGAAGAAGATAAAGATAGTGAAACATTTTTAAATAAAAATAAATTAGCTGGTTTATCTGATGGAAGTGAAGATGAAGAACCAACTGCTTTTGAATCTGAGAGTCCTTCATCCAATAACAATGATATTATATCACCAAATGAAGATTTAAAGTTAGAAACATATTTACCTGATAATATAAAAATATCTGATCAATATACATTAGGTCAATTATCTTCAAGGGCTATAGTTACTAAAAATAAATTAAAATCTCAAGTAAATTTAAAGTATGGTGAAATAGCTTTTAATTTATCAGCTGTGGCTTTGAATGTGTGTGATATTGTGTTAGAATTATTTCCAAATGCTATGGTCACCTCTGCATTTAGACATCCAAGTAATAATAATTTTACTTCAGATCACTTAAAAGGTAAAGCTGTAGATTTTCAATTTAGAAATGTTGACAAAAAAGATTATTTTGATATAGCTATAAAACTATCAGAAAATTTAAATTATGATAAGTTATTATTAGAATACAAAGATACAGGAACAAAACTTCCTTGGATACATGTTTCATTTGATATAGAAAAACAAAGAAAAATTCTTTTAACATATAATAACCATAAAAGATTCTCAGATGGTTTATCTAAGCTAGCATAATGCCAGGTATATCAAGAGTTGGAACAGATACAGCTGGAGGAACAATAACTGGTCCTGGTTCATCAACTGTGTTTGTAAATGGAGATAAAGCGTCATTAATTGGTGATGCAGTAGCTAGTCATGGCATTGGTCCTCATGGATCTGCAACAATGGCAGAAGGATCAACTAATGTATTTGCAAGTGGAACTGGTGTAGTTAGAGCGGGAGATGCTGCAACTTGTGGACATACTGCCACTGGTTCTTCAGATACCTTTGCAAATTGACATAAATAAACCATGGCTATAATTAACAGAAAAGTAAGAAAATTTAGTGATATAAATTTTGACTTTACACTTAACACTTCAACAAAAGATCTTAACAAAGTATCTGATGAAGCAGCTATTAAGCAATCTATACAGTCTTTAATTCGTACAATACATTATGAAAGAAAATTTCATCCTGAAATAGGATGTCAAATAACGTCATTATTATTTGATAATTTTGAGCCAAAAATTATTGGTATTATGAGACAAACTATACAAAATGTTATTAGTCAATTTGAACCTAGAGCTAGATTACTTAATGTGGATATACATGATATTTCTGATAGAAACGAATTAGATGTGGAAGTTAAATTTATGATTACAAATGTTAACCTACCAGTTACTGTAACAACAACATTACAAAGAGCTAGATAAATGGCACAGTTAAAAAATTTAGATGTATCAGAGTTAGATTTTGATGATATAAAAACCAATTTAATTGCTTTTTTAAAAGATCAAAATGAATTTTCTGATTATAATTTCGAAGGTTCTGCTTTAAGTATATTAATTGATATACTTGCTTATAATACACATTACAATGCCTTTATGGGCAATGCAATGGCAAATGAAATGTTTTTAGATTCTGCTGTAAAAAAGTCTTCTGCTATTTCAATTGCAAAACATTTAGGTTTTACACCCACATCAGCAAGAAGTGTCAGAGCTTCAGTTAATTTAGTGGTTAATAGTCCTACAGGATCACCAAGTACTTTAACTTTGCCTGATAGAACAGTTTTTTCAACAACTATTAATAATAATACAACAACATTCTTTAATTTAGGAGATGTAACCATAACTCCTACAGCTGGCATATATTCATTTCTAAATTTAGAGTTAGTTGAGGGGGTAACAAAAAGTTTAAATTTTGTTTCAGCTATTCCAGGTCCAGATGAAAAGTTTGAAATACCTGATGGCGATATAGATACTTCGACATTATTAGTACAAGTTCAAGAATCAAATAGTGATACAACTACTACAACTTATAATTTAACAATTGATACCTCAAATGTCACTTCAACTTCTGAAGTCTTTTTTCTTGAGATGAATCCAAGTGAAAAATATGAAATATTTTTTGGTGATAACATTTTAGGTAAAAAATTGACTTCTGGTAATCTTATAAAAATTAAATATTTAAAATCTTTAGGATCTGCTGTTAATACTGCTGATGCTTCTTTTGGTTTAGTTAATTTTACAGCTGGAAAAATTGGTGGAGGTACTTCTGCTGTAACAACTTTTTCTAATCCTACAGGTGGAAAAGATGCAGACAATATTATTGATATAAAATTTAAAGCACCAAGAGTCAATGCTGCTAGAAATAGGGCTGTTACTGCTGCTGACTATAAATCATTAATTGAGCAAAATTTTACTGATGCTGAATCAGTGGTTGTGTTTGGTGGTGAAGATAATGTTCCACCTAAATTTGGAAAAGTTATTATATCTTTAAAACCTTTTGATGGTTTTAGTATTTCACAATCAACAAAAGATTCAATTATAAGTTCAGTACTAAACACTAAAAAAGTGATGGCTATACAACCTGAATTTATAGACCCAGAATTTTTTCATGTGAATTTAGTAGTTAATGTTGAGTATGATAATACAGCTACAACTTCATCTCCTGCTACAATATCTACATTAGTAACACAAACTGTTGATGATTATTTTACATCTGACTTACAAAATTTTAATAAAGATTTTCAAAAATCCTTATTAATAAAAAATATAATGGAAGCAGACACATCAATAAGAACAGTAATTATATTAGTCAGTCTTCAAAAAAGAACAACTATTTCTTTAAATACAGTTAATACATTTACACAAGATGATAGTTTTAAATTTGATAGCTCAATTCAACCTGGTACTGTTTTATCAAGTAGATTTTTTGCAGAAATACAAAACACCACAACGCTAGTTAACATTACTGATGTGCCAGATTCATCGCCCGCAAGTGATATAGGTACAGGTACATTGGTATTAAGAGATTCACAAAATAATAATATTTTAAATAACAATAAAGGCAATGTAAATTATTCTACTGGCGAAGTAGTTATAACAGATATTTCACCTACTGCTTTGCCTAATAATGTAACAGATTTTAGAATGACAGTTGCTATTCAAGAAGCGGATCAAAATATAAAGGCTGAAAGAAATCAAATATTAGTTAGAGATAAAACATTAGAAAATTCTTCTGCTGGTTTGAAAGCAGGATTAACAGTTAATGTAACTACATTGGTGCAATAAATGTCTACGAATAGAATAAAGGAAAAAATATCTCAAATTGTAAGTAGTCAGTTTCCAGAATTTATACAATCTGATCATAAAAAATTTATTGCCTTTTTTGAATCGTATTATAAATTTTTAGAACAAGATCAACATCCTCAGGAATTAATACAAAATATTCTTGATTATAACAATATTGATTTTACTACATCTGCATTTATAAAATATTTTTTAAAAAATTATGCAGAGATTTTACCTGTTACATTATTAGCCGATAAAAAAATAGCAATAAAAAGAATAAAAGACATTTATGAGGCTAAGGGTTCTACATTATCTTTTCAATTATTTTTTAGAATTGTATTTAACGAAGATGCAAGAGTAGTTTTTCCATATGAGAATGTTCTTATACCATCAGGTGGTACATTTTTACAAAGAAGATCTCTTAGAATTTCAACTTCAAGGGGGGATCGTGATATAATATTAGATAGATTTTTGACTACAACAGTAAATAATCAAGAGTTTAGAACCCCTATTTTAGAAACAAGTATTATTAATGATACACTAACAGAAGTATTTTTAGATATAAATTTTTTAGCATCAGCATATGCAATAAATCAACAAGTTACAGTATCAAGTTTAACAGAAGGTGGTAACATTTTATTCACAGGAAATGTTGAACCCACTACAACTTCAGTTAAAGTCACTGAAGCTGGTTTAGGTTTTAAACAAGGACAAATTTATACTATAAATTCAACAGGTGGTGTAGGTACAAAATTATTAATTAGTAATGTTGCATCTACTGGTGCTATAAATGATGTTCAAATATTAAGTTTTGGACATAGCTATACTAGTAATTTTGATGTACAATTATCTTCAGATAAAACAATTAATGATGATTCTTTTCAAAGAGAAATATCTATTGTTAATGATACTACAAAAGGATTTTTAAGTAGTGGTAATGTTAAACATACTGCTAATGGTCAATTATTATCTACTTTTGGAAATAATACATCTGTAACTTTAAGTTCAACAAGTAATATATTTGGTTCTGACAACAGTAAAGCGTTGTTGAGTTTCACTATAGGAGGACTAGCTTCATTTCCTGGTGAGTTTACAACTAATAAAGGATTTCTTTCAGATCCAGATATAAGATTGCAAAATGATCTTTTATTTCAGCCATTTGCTTACCAATTAGTTACTGGTGTTGATATAAATACCTTTAAAGATGTTGTATTAGATACAATTCATCCAGCAGGTCAGAGATTATTTAACAATAGAGAATTTTCTGACATTTTAGATGTAAGAGCAAATGTAGTAACTGAATCTTTTGATAATTTAATTATTAATTTGTTTGATACATTTGCTGTAGATGACACAAGCGTAGGTTTAGCTCAAGGTACTTCTCTAGTTGACACAACTAGTGCAATCGTTGATAATGGTAATGTTTTAGTTACCACTCAGACTTATTTTGCAGAGTCATATTGTGTTAACCAAGATCCAACCAGTGGTGATAGTTATATAGGATT